AAGATGGACAGGTGTATTCGGCCTTAGACATATAGCTACTGGTCAGACGGGATTTAATGGGCTTGCACCTGGACCTGGAAGACCGCTAGGCTGGGCTATCGGTAAAATATTCGGAAACGATGTTGGTCAGAGATTTAGAGCAGGTGGTTTAATAGGTGAAGGTGGAGTATTTTCAGCTAGTAACTCTAAAGCTAATAAATTTCTTAATGGATTAGGTGCAGTAGTTGGTGGTGCTCAGAATATGGGTGCAGCTAATACATCGATGGATGCTTTTAAGGCAATGTTTGCTACTAAAAGTGATTTTAATAATCATTTAAATAAGTTAACTAAAACAGGATCTCACAAAGTAGTTGACGTTCCAGAGCCTGGACAACCTGCAGCAGGTAAAGCGGCTACAGAAGTTGTAGAAGAAGTTTCAGGTGAGGGTGCCAATTTAGAACGACTAGCTAAACGACATGTTAGTTCGGATCCAAAAGAATTAAATAAGATAATTAAAGGTAAAGGTGTGTCTACTTATGCAACATCAGACAGTCTAGCAAAGCTAAAACAATTCGATGCAGATCTTAAAATGTCGCTTGGTCAAGGTAACGTTAGTTATAATCCATCCGGAGAAGTAAGGAGTGGCACATCTCGTGGTTTAGATAGAAAGTGGATGAGAGGATGGCATGGACTTAAAGCGTTTCTTGGGTTTGGCAGTGAACATAAGAAATTTGCGGATGGTGTTGGTACTAAATATACTGAAGAAATGAGAGATTTTGCGTCTAAATCCCTTAAAGCAAAAGGTGGACGAATAGTAATAGGTAGGTTAGGAAAAACAGTTGGAGTAGCTGGTAACGTATTACTTGCATATGAATTAGGTAAATTAGCTATGAATGTAACTGCTAATGCATTAGGTAATACAATACAAGCTATAGATAATAATATAGGATCATTAGGTGGTGGTGCTGGTTCTATGGAATTCGGTGGAAATGTGGGTGCCGGATTTTATGGACAAGGATCAGCAACAGATAGACAACGTGCAGTGCAAGCAATATCACAATCTGGGTTTAATGGTAGGCGTGCAGTAGGTTCTGAAGCTGCTTTAAGTCATGTTGGAAATACTTGGTAATCGTTATATATCAACTACTTAAGTCATGTTAGGTAGTGTTAACTTTATATAACGTACATAATTATTTGAATTTTATAAAAAAAAGAGGTATAATATATAGTAAGTGCTTATGGATAAAGTAAAATATAAACCTAAAAATAAGGTAAGAAAGCTAACAGCAGCACAAAAACGCGAGCTTGTTAGGCAAGGTTGGTCCAAAGAAGACATTAATCATCTTTCGATACAACTTGACCCTGTGATATGGGCAGAGACTTTTCTGAAGGATCCTGAAAATCCTAGAAAAGCTCTTTCTGTTCGTTGGTATCAGGCAGACATGCTTAGATCTGAATCAAAGCAAAAGGTTTATCGATGCGGAAGACGTGTAGGTAAATCTATTGTTCTCTGTATAGAGATGCTTTGGAAAGCATTTGTTAATGATGATAAGAGAATTTTGGTATGTGCACCATATAAGAATCAGGTGCAACAGTTATGGAAAGATGGTTTCAATAAGCTAATTAAGGGGAATCCATTCATCGAAGCTGCCATAAGTCGCCAAAGTTCAAACCCTTACACCATTGAGTTCAAGAATGGCTCGAGGATAATGGGATTAACTGCTGGATCTAAAACAGGTAACAAGGGTTCATCTATTCGTGGTCAATCTGCGGATGATTTATACCTCGATGAAGCTGATTATATGGGAGATGAAGCAATTCATTCTATCCTAGCTATCCAGGCTACAACGCAGAATACTAATTTCGTTATTTCTTCTACACCAACAGGTAGACGAGAATTTTACTACGAGGCTTGCACCAATAAGAAGCTTGGTTACGATGAATATCACTTCGGTTCTGATGTTAGTCCGGAATGGATATCTATTGCTGATTGTAAAGCACAAGGTAAGGATTTAAGTAAATCACAAGAGTACTTATTCCGTAATCAATCTCCTGAGCATGTATTTAATCATGAGTACCTAGCTATATTTGGTGAAGAAGCTGCAGGTGTATTTAAGCACGAACATATAGATAAATGTTTGCTTAGATATAACACTGAAGTAGAACAAGTAGATCCAATGGGTAGACACTGGTGGTGTGGTGAAGAACAGAATAAACAGAATGTATTTATATTAGGTATTGATTGGAACGGCGAAGAAAACGGAACACAGTTTGTTATAACTGAATTCATGAGAGAACCTACTGAAATTGAATATGAACTATTAGCTGATGATACTAAGAGTCTACATGACTATAATGTACATAAGGCTACGTATCAAGGCAAATACAGAGTGTTCTACCGCGAATCTGTAGCGATTAAGGATATGACACAACTTCAATCTATTAAGCGTGTTATAGAACTTAATAAGCGTTTTAAGATAGATCATATGTATGTTGATGCTGGTTTCGGTACTACTAATATAGAAGAACTTAAATTATACGGAAGAACTCATAGAGAGTCCGGAATATCTGAGAAATTAGTTCCAGTAGAATTCGGCGGAAGTATCTATGTAACTGATCCTTATACAAAGGAACAAGTTAAGAAAGCAGTTAAACCTTTCATGGTATACAATGCACAAAACTGTATTGAAAGACATGAGGTATTATTACCTGAAGCTGAAGATGAGAAAGTTAAACTCGTTGGTCAGGTAAGAGAATATCGTATAGATAAAATGAGTCCACAAGGTGTTCCACAGTTCAGTAGAGAGAATGATCATATATTAGATGCATTCATGTTATCTCTATATGGATTTCAAATGGAATATAGTGAACTAGTTAAAGTAACATATGCATCATCAGTAGCTATGACTAATAAGCCAGCGTTATTGATGGGTAGTAGTATGAATGTTAGTGATAGGCAAGTTTCTGTTGAGAAAGATGAATTAGAAACTAGGGGTATACCAAAACGTGCTCCTGCGTTAAACGCCGATAATTATCACAGTGATAGTCGAGGTAATCATATGGATTATGACGACATCGCAAAGAAAAGTAATAATGGTAAACAGAGGAGTCCGTTTGTTAAAGTTAGCTTCGGAACAGGTTGGTCGAACAATGGTAATCCATCACGTAGTATGTTCTAGGAGAACATCAGGTTATTCCCATATACCTACTCTTCTAACTAAGGAGGAAATCTATGGCTAATCCATTTGGCAATGGAGGAGATGTAAAATATACACCTGGTCGTGTCGAAAGCGATATAGGTGAATATGTCCCAACAGAACAAGATAGACTTAATGATCTTGTACTAGAACGTGATAATGTAATGGCTGATTTACTTGAGGTTGATCAAGACCTCGATAGATTAGATGATATCATCGATGACCAAATGAAAGATTTTGAAATTCCAGCGGATGAGTTAGCTGACGCAGCTCGTAGGTTGTGTGGCAAAGAATCAATCGATTGGAATTGTTATAAAAAAGCTAAAGATTTACTTAAAGTGTTACCTTGGATTACCAATGGTTTCGACCCTGTTCAAGCTATACATGGCAAAATTAAGAGACATGATGGACCAATTATGTTTAACTGTAGAGAGTTCGACATGGAATCATATGCTGATGCTTTAACTGACGATGATGACGTTGCGGAAGATAATGAAGATCCTGAGTTAACGCCAGAACATCTAAGCTACGTAGCAGCTAGAAACCAGAAAGATTGGGCGTTGTTAATGTTATTTTGGGATATGTTGTGGGGGAAACCTGCAATGAAAGAACCATTTAAAACTCAGTCTAAAGCTGGAACTCTTAATCCTGAAGATGTAAATGTTAAGATAAATGAATTAAAAGCAGCAGGTGAACATAAGAAAGCTGCTACTTTAGCTGAAAGTGTATTAAGAAATGATTTTTCATCACTTATAGCTGAAGAAAGACCTTGGCATGAATCTCAATTGAAATGGGAATCTACAAAAGGTGATATAGTTGATTATACAGTGGATCCTTCATCTAGGTTTTATTCAGGTTATACTATTAAACAGAATAAACCTTATTATAGTAAAATAAATGATAATTCAGCTGCTATATACCCAGCATTAGATACGTTCTTTGATATAGATAACGGAATTAAATTTTTTGATCTAGGTATACCAGCATTAGAATCCGGATTTATATTAGGTTTACTTATGATGCTTATTAGCCTTGTTCCAAAAGTAGTTACAGGGATGATAAAGTTTCTACTAAAGTTTTTAGAGAAAATGAGTTGGATAGAAAATATAACTATAGTTGGTGACTACATATGGCCAGGAATAGTGTCTATTATAAAAGTTCCATTCTTTCTAATGACTTTACTTAATAACATTTTTATACATGGGTGTATATGGTTCGCTATGATACCTAATAGCTATAACATTGATATTGAAACTACTGATGAATTAGGTGAAATAAATAGCAAGTTCGGTCCAGGTATAAAAACTGAAATCAAACCTGGACCTACTAATGCAGGTTTTATACCACCTGAGTGTTTTGTATACGCAGAAGCTATAAAAAATAAAGTAGAAAAGGAGTCGTTATAATGTCAGGTAAATATAATAAACAAGCTATTATTGTTAAGAACTTAGTGGACGAAGCTAGAGAACAACAAGAAATGGTTAAATATATGTTTTATACGGTTGATAATTCCGAAGGTGCTAAATTACTAATGAAGGATACTGCTAAAAAAGGATTCTTTAAAGCTAGGTATCTTAATTCAACTTCTTTAAAAACTAGGAATAAACTATTTAAAGGGAATTAATGTCTCAATATACGCATTTAATAAATCTTCTACGTGATCAAGAAAACGAAGTTAGTTACGAAGTTATAAGTGAGTTATATGAATATTCACTAACAACTGGTAATGGTTTAAGTGAATCTGACATAGCTATAATAAAAGAGAACTATAATAGAGATGTATTTAAAGATGACCGCAGACGTTTATTAAATGAAGAACATCAACAATCATTATACGATAATAGAGAAATATTAGAAGAATATAATGAAGATGTTATAGGTAGTTCAAGTAGAGCTAGACAAAACGCGTACTCTGGAAGTTTTAGTGCTTATCAGGATAATGATGAACATCGTGCAGCTTTCATACAGAACACTAGAAGTAGAGCTAATACTACATATGAGAATCAACTAAGAGAAGAAAGAAGTAAAGTAAACTCTAAGTACGATAAAAACGCAAATCATATATTGGATGTTCCTATTTCTTACGCTGATGATAGTATAAACGCTGTCGGTGCTTTTATAAGAGACGACGATAATACAGCTCATAATATGCTTGCTGGTGCAACTAATTCACGTTTTGGTGTAGGAAAAGATGGTTACTTAAATAAAGGATTAACATCAGCTGAGAATTTCAAAAAGGAAATAGCTAATTCAGAGTTAATTAGAAACGGAATGAATGGGATAGATGCTTTTAGAAATGCACCTGATAAATTAAGTAAGGCAAGTGAAGGTTTATTTAAAGATTCTCCTCATTACGGTAAGGTACATAGAAAAGTTAATAAACATCTACGTATGTTCACCAGTGACTTAATGGAAATTTTAGTTGAATGGTGGCATGACCCAAGAACTCTTTGTTGTTTTATAAAGAATATAACAGCTGCTGCACATTCTTATTTTGGTAAAGATACAGTATGGGTTGACGAAAAAGATGAATTAGGTAATCCAGTAATAGATCCTGAGACTGGTAAAGTAGTTCAAAAAGAAGTAGATACAGTTAAAGCCATCCTTAATGGTGATTATGAATACGAAGGAATAACTAAGACTCGTGAATTTTTCGATAAGATGATAGTTATATTAAATCTTATTAAGAAGTTTTTACAATCTAGTATATCATTCGATTTAATGTTATCATTGGATTTAGGTTTAGCTATATCAAAAGCATCTCTTTCAGCACTCGTTGCTATATTAATGTCGTTGCAACAGATGTTACAGGATCAAGTTTACTATAAGATGTTAGCTTGGGTTGAAGATAATTGGCATGAAAACTGGAGACAATGTTTCCCTATTGAAAGGCTATTGAGATTAATAGCTGATTGGGTAACTGGTCCAAATGGTTTATTTAAAGACGTAGAACGATGGGTCAATGGATTCCTTAGTGAATTTTCAACTGGACCTAAAAATTTTACATCTGCTGATAAAAAGAAAATGATTGATATAACAGCTATAGATAAATTAATTAATTTATTAATATGGCTAAGAGATGCCGTGTTAAATTATGAACTTTGTATAGAGGCTGATTTTAACGGAGATGAAGACTTAAACGATGCATCCGATGGATCTGATACTTCAGATCAATCAAGAGGTGGTTCATTAACTGAACCAATAAACGCTGGATTAGGAACGCAAGGTTTAAATAAACCTGCTGGTTTTGGATTTAACGGAGGTGTAGTATTTCCTACAGATAATGAAATACATGCTTTCATAACAAATAGAATGGGCGAATCAACTGAGTTTGCAGATCAAGTATTAGCTACTGCAAAACGAGTTGAAAATAGCAGCCCCGTTACTGGTTCAAATAATATCGGTAATGAAAGCGATTTAGAACATGCGATCGGTGATTGTGCTAGAACAATAAATAGCAATAAAATTATGGATTTAGCTAAACTAATGTCAAGTTGGGATTTGAAAGTGTAATATGGATATCTTAAAATCAATTAAAACATTTTGGAATGGCGAGTCGGATGAAGTCCAAGACAAAGCTGTTATACTCTCAGCTAACGCTAAAACTCCACCTGCTAAGAAACCTAAGAAAGTAAATGCTAGAGCTAAACATGCTGGCATGGTTTATAACCCATCAATAGCAGAGAAACCTGGATCTGAGATATACACTCAACCAGAATACGATATGACAGGCATAGCTAATTGTATCGATACTGATTCGTTATTTCGTAGAGCTGTTGAAAAGTACGTAGAACTTATATGGAAAAGTGAGTATAAGTTTGTTGGAAGAAATATAAATGCTGTTAAATATCTAAGAAAAAGATTAGAACAGATAGCTATGGTTACTAATACACCAACTGATGAATTATTCAGACAAATTAGTTATCAGATTGTTACATATAGTAATGCATATGTATCTAAGGTAAGAGATGACTCCGCCTCCGGTGGTAGTTATAGACGTACATTTACAGGACAAGTACTAGCACCAGTAGCTGGTTATTTCGTTGAAGACACTGTATCAATGGAATTAGCTGTTAAGAAAAACGGCGATCCTATTGGTTATAAACAACAGATACCTGGAATGCAGAAGAAGAAAATCTGGAGACCATGGAATATGATACATATGTATTATAGTCGTAAACCAGGTCTTAGAGTTGGTACTCCATTAGTTTGGCCTGTACTAGATGATATTAGAGCTCTTCGTAAGATGGAGCAGAATGTTGAGTTACTTGTATTCCAACATGCATTACCATTATATCAATATAAGATAGGTACAGCAGAACGTCCAGGACAGGATGATGAGATTTCTGCAATGCAATCAGAGATACAAAGAATGCCTCCTAATGGTGCAATAGTTACACCTGAGAGACATGAAGTTGTAGCTATAGGTGCTGAGAAGAAAGCACTTGATGTTGAGAAATATCTTGGATATTTTAAAGGTAGAATAATTGCTGGTCTTGGTATGTCATCTGTAGGTATGGGTGATGGTGGTACAGCCAACCGTGGAACAGCACAGGTTGTTGATAAGCACATGCATAATACTACTGAAACGTTTCAGAAGATCATAGCTATGTTTATTAATGATTTTATAATTAAAGAACTATTAGCTGAAGGTGGTTATACATACGATGCGATAGATGATGATAATAAAGTATCATTATTCTTTCCTCCTGTTGACAAAGAAGAACAAAGATCGAGAGAAAATCATCTTGCACAAATGTATACACAACATACAATTACTGAAACAGAGATGCGTCAAGACGGCGGAAGAGATCCTCTCAAAGATGAAGATCGTGAAGATATGTATTTTAATAGAGTTGAAGCTCCATTAGCTATCATACAAGCTGTTGATGAAGACTATCCTGAAGATGAAGTAACTAAGACAACTACAACAAATAATGGTAATACTCAAACTAAAACAGTTACTAAATCTGGCGGTGGAGGTACTGGTGGATCAATGGCTACTAAGAAGACTGCAACGTCTCAAGGAGTAAACGGTGCAAATGCATCAGGTGCTAATAAAGAGCAGCCACAGAATCAACACGGTAAGAAAACAGCTAAACCTACGCACGCTAAGAACGATGAGATATATGATAATTTACATGGTGTATTAGAAGCCACGAAAAATGACGTTATAGATACATATATAGAATATATAGATAGTGATGAATACTCTATTAAATATACATCTAATATTCGTAACTACGTTTTCGTATTATCTAAATCTGACATGAAGTCGGATGATAGATTCTTAACATCTATGACAGATAAGTTAATGGATGATCTATCAGATAAAATTATACCTATGTTTGATATAGAAAATAAATATGAGGGTGTGGCAAAAATAAGTTCTATTTTTGAATCCTCAAAACATAAATTAGATAGTTTATGTTCAGTAGCATTCAAAGAAGGAGAAATTGATGGTTAAATATATAGCTACTATCGATGCTACACATGCTGGATTTGTGAACGGTAACAATACTTGGTACCTAGAAGATCACATGAGAGCTGCTGTAGATACATGGGTTACACCATTTAATAAACCTATATTACGTCACCATGATAAAAAGTCAGATGCCATTGGGTATGTTATTGCAGCTCAATATGTAGAAGATGAGAAGTATGGAAGTGGAACCAATTTACCAAAGGGACATATACGTCTTCGTGCAGTAATATCTGATATGGATGCAGTACAGAAAATAAGAGATGGTAGATATAATACTGTTTCTATTGGATGTGATGTAAGTAGTGTACGCTGCTCGATTTGTGATCACAACATAGCTGATGAAGGTTTATGTGAACATGTTCGTGGTAAAGTGTATGATGGAGAAAAATGTTTTTGGGAACTAGGTGGAATGAAATACACTGAATGCTCATACGTTAACTCACCTGCAGATGAGTATGCTTCAACATTAAGAATGGATGAAGAAGAAACTACTGGTATGCATGTTAATAATAAGAAAGAAGATAGTAAACACGTTTTCATGATTGATGAAGTATCTACTGATAAAGATGAAACAGAGGACTGGACTGATCACACTGAAGACGATCTTGAGATGGCCTATTGGGCTATGAAAGAGTTAAACGATAAATTAGATGAAGATGCAAGAATTTCTGCTACTGCAAGAAAAGAACTTCCTGCGTCTGATTTCTGCGGACCAAATAAATCTTTACCAATTACAGATTGTGAACAAATCGAATTAGTACGATCTATACTTGATAACTATAATGGTTCTGGTAATAAAACAAAACTACTGGCCTGTGTTGATAAGAGGGCCAAAACATTGGGTTATGATTCGAAAGAAGACAATCCTACAATGCAAAGAGAGGAGCTTATGAGCTTAAAATTAGAAGACATCCTTGCAAGAGATGATGTTCAGAAACATATCTCTGATGCTTTGGCTGACAAAGATACACAACTTTCTGGTATGCAAGCTTTAGACGAAAAAGCTAGAACACTAGAAACTACAGTCGAAGATAAAGAGAAAGAAATTGAATCTCTAAAGGAAAACGCTGACAGTTTGGAAAAAGAAAATGCTGATCTTAAAACAATCGTTCATATGAATTTGGTTGATAAAGTATTCGCATTACGTGAAGGTCTCCAAAAGAAAGACGTAAAAGATCTTAAAGATGAAAAAGAAATTGCTGACTATAAAGCAGAACTTGCTAAGAGATCTGACGAAAGTCTAACAGATTCTATTTCTGATTTAGAAAAAGAAGAACCGATCGAAATGATCGTTAAAAAAATTGAAGCTTCTGATAGTGGCGAAACATCTGATAGTGATGAATCTAAAGATGTTGAAGACTCTACCAAAGATAAAGAAGTAAAAGTAACAAGAGAAGACACTGTGAAAAGCCTTATTTTCGCAGATGATGAAACAGAGGAGTAATAAGTTATGGCAGAATTAACATTTAACACTGGAAATGCCGCAAAGCAATCTCTTAGAGGGGCACCTGCTAAAACTCTAAAGAGTAAGCTTCGTTATAATATTGAACAATCTGAAGGTCAGAGAGTTGCGGAAGTATTTTATCCTTCCAAATATCTACCTGTACAGTTCCAAGATGTGAACACAGAAGATTGGGTTGTTATAACCAAAGGTAAAGTAGTATCTGCATTAGGCGTAGGTGAATACCTAGCTGAAACTGCAGTTCAAGGTCCATTAGGCGTTCCAAACGCAAGTGGCACAGTTCCTGTATTTCAGGACAGAGACAACGCAACAGTAACAACTGCTGTTGATGAAACATTTTGGGGATATAATGAAGTAGTAAACGGACTTCTAGTTCCTGCAAATGGTGGTAACGCTAGAACAACAGCTAGTACCTATGAATATACAGCTAATGATGCTGCAGTTGGTACATATAAATCCGCATCTGCTTTAGCAGCTGATGGTGATGCTGTAGAGGGTTGGTTAATATCTGGAAACCTTCCTATTGGTTTCGCAATGGGTGACATGTATCAAGACATTAGGGGTAAAAACCTTAACTATAATATGTGGGATAAATGGGGTATCGTAAATGATTACTTTATTACATGTCCATTTGTAAGAGAAGATGCTGGAACTGATTATGATACTGCTCTTGCTGCAGAAGCTACAGCTGACGACAGTGCAGTTGCTAACGCTTTACGTCTTATGACATATATGACAATTCCTTCTGGAGTTATTCCAAGAACTGGTTGTCAAATCAAACCTGATGTACGTGGAAACTATGTAACAGAAGGTATTACAACTATGACAGGAGATGCAATTGATACTCAAACTGTTGGTCGTTTGATTACACTTGATACAAGATTTCCTAAAGATATGTTAGAATATGTTGATACCTACGAAGGTTCACAAATGGCGGGTACGGATACTGGTGGGCTTCCGTATTGGTTATTCATCTTTGCCTACAACTATCTAACTGCACAGGGCTTAACACCAACAATAGCATCAATAGTATCAGCAGTTAAAGATGGAAGATTTGGAATGGCTAGATTCCAATTCCAAGCGAACTAAGGGGGAACATGAATATGAATTTCAAAGACGAAAAAGAATTAAAAGCGTTTAATAGAGTGTATACCGCTTTCACAAATAACGGACACTTACAAGATGAAACTCTTAGCTTTAGCGATCTCGTTATGTCTCCAGACGTAGCAAGATTCATTCCACAGGTAGTTGAAAATGTGGTAAGAGAAGCTTTAGAACCTAATCTAGTTATCGTACCTAATCTCTTCGAAGAAGTAAGATTAGAACGCGGTACACGTATTCAAATCGGTGCAGTAGGAGCTCTAGCTGCTTCTGAAGTTGCAGAAGGTACTGAATACAAAGAAAACGATCTTCAAATGGATGGTGGAGATATGACAGCAGTTAACATCAAGAAACATGGTCTTATGATCAGAGTTACTGATGAAATGATTTCAGACAATCAGTTTGATGTTATTGGCCTATGGCTAAGAGCTGCTGGACGTGCATTAGCTCGTCACAAAGAACAATACGCAATGCGTTTGCTTAATGAGTTTGGTATTGAAGTTTTCAATAACACAACTCCTTCTAACGCTATATATGGTTCTTGTTCAGGTAGAGATATATCCGGAGCTGGTAATGGTTCAATGACTACTACTGACTTATGGGATATGTACGCAGAATTACTTCTACGTGGTTTCACACCTGATACATTGATCATGCATCCTCTTGCGTGGAGAGTTTTCATGGCCGACTCTGAAATGAGAGAACAGGTTCTTAACGGATCTACTCTAGCTACTCGCCAAATGCCTCAAGGCTCAGGTGCTGCTGGTTGGGGAACTTCTCATATGGGTCAAGGTCTTAGAACTACAGCAACTGGTCAAGAAACTCTTGCTCAGGCTGGAAATCAAAAAATAGGTGCGTCTGCATGGACAAATACACTTAATGCACTTGGATCAAACTACTGGATCGCTCCTAAGTTTCTTCCTTCTCCATTACAGGTATTGGTTACTCCTTTCGTTCCTTATACACCTCCTGCAAGTACTGCAGCTGATCCTTATTCAGGAAGAACTAACATCGTTATGGTTGACTCCAGTCGTTGTGGACTTCTTGTAACAAGAGATCCTGTATCTACAGAGGAATTTGATGATCCTGCTAGAGACATAAGAGCTCTTAAGATCAAAGAACGTTATGGTTTCGGTTTAATGGAACAAGGTAAAGCACTTACAATCGCTAGAAACGTAGTGATCGCAAGAAATTACCAGTTCGAAAACAGCAACGCTGTTACATTATCTGATCTATCTCGTGGTACATCGTACTAAGATAAACTTAGATACATATAAGTTAGTGGGGTCTTCGGGCCCCACTACACTTTATTAACAGAAAGGAAGTTATGGCAGAACCACAAGAAAACAAAGAACCTAAAGTAAAAAGGTTAGCAAAACCCGGTGTTGTAGTTGAGTTAGTTAAAGGTGCACAATGGGTAGATGATTTATCAGGGATTTCACTATACAGGGGTCTTTATGATATGGCTACTAAAGCAGATATGAAAGATGACAAAGAAGCCAAAGAAAAAGGTTATATAAAAAGGGAAGAAGAAGAAAACCCTACAGCTAAGATTCCTAACCTAGATGACGAAGATCTAGTAAGAGTTGAGAAAGCTCTTAAACTTGGAATTCTTAAAGTTTATAATCCTAAGAAACCAACTGTATATGAATACGGAAAGGATAGAGACAGATCTCAAGCTAAGTTTAATGATGATGATCCTAAAGGATTTGAATATGTTGACGGAGAGCTAGATAAGATCGTTAATTTCCTTAAGTTAAAGTATGATGATTTTAAAGAAGAAATCAAAAAGATTAAAAGTTTATCTACACTTGAAAAGTTATACGAAAGTGAATATGCTGGAAGAAATGATACGGCTGCAGCTAGAAAACAGTATGTTAAACTGATTCGTAAACAAATCAAAGATAAGTCAACAAAAGGTGTAGGTGGAATTAAATCAGAAACAGAAGAAACTATTAACATAGAAAAGTAAAGAGTAAACAATGGCAACTCCTTTAACAGTACAAGAAAGATTTCCACGTAGTGATGAGCAAAATGTATATTTAGATACAGGTATAACAGCTAGGTTCTCTGAACCAGTTGATCCTAATACTGTAACATATATAAATTTTACTGTAAATGAACGTGATAGTTACCTTCCTGTTGAAGGAGTAGTAACAACTGAAGCATATGCAACTCCTCCATCAGGAGTTCCTATTATATTAGAAGCCATTGCACGATTTACGCCAACAGAAAATTTAAAGATAAACACTAGATATTCAGTATTAGCATCTGTAGGTATATTAGATAAAGATGACGGAACACCACTGGAGCATGATACCGTATGGTATTTTACTACATGTGGTGTTGTCACTCCTACAGAAGGAGATGACGAAGATGAAGAACCTACTGAACCAGTAGGTGAAACAGTTGTTCCTTCTGGGTCTACTGGACCTACATCAGGTGCTATATCGTTCTCTGTTGCTTCAACTAATCCAGATAATTATGGAACTAATATTCCATTAAATACACAACACATAGCTATAACGTTCAATGATGTTATACCATCAGGAGTTGATTGGTATGATTATATACAAGTAACAGAAAAAGGGGTCCTAGGATAATGGTTACATTAAATTTCGATGCTCCAATGAATTATAATTTAGCAGAATGGCAGATTGGTCAATCTACTGAAATCGATACAGCTTTAACTGTAGTAGCTTCTGGAACAGATGTAGGAACTTATCCTGAATGGATAAATCAATTAACTTACTCTGGTGCTAATTCACTTTATTACTCTGTTAGGTTTATGACAGATGATAGTCAATTCACAGCATGGACTGATAGAATGTATGGTAAATATGGTGCAGGATTAGGTTACTTTACATTAGCACCATCAGGAGGAAATACTGTTTATCTTATACCTCCTCCTGCTTCAGGATCAGCTGAGATTCCTTCATGGTTAAGTTATAATACAGAATACACTGTTACTGTATATCCTAGTGGTATATCAGGAACAGCTAGTGGTCTATTTGGACCTAGTACAGATTACATGGAAGGTGAATATGAGTTCTCTTTCACTAGTGAATACTGTCCTTTGTGGTCTACAGTAGATCAAGTAAGGTTGGTAGTCGGCCCGATCGCTGACTCTATACCAGACGATACAGTTAATAGAATGATACATAAAATGTCGTTAACTGCTATCAGTAAATTTTTAGATGGAACTAATCCATATGGTTGTGATTATACAACTATTCCGGAACAGTTAAATAGATGGGTAACATGTGCAACTGGAATGCTTTTACTTAATGCTGCTATAGCTGCAGGTGGTGGAGGCGGAGGAAATACATCCAAACGTCTTGGTGGACTATCTATATCATATGATGGTGGCGGAGATGGAGGAAGTTCTCCTGGTGATACAAGAAAAGCACTAGAGGACTGTATGAAAGAAGCAGCTATATCTATAGGTGCTCTTCAAGGAAAGTCAGTTCAATGGACTGTACAATCCTTAAATAATAGTTTTATAACCCATCCTCAGAGAGATCCTATGTGGGGTAGACAACCTAGACAAGTACTAGATAATGGAACTACCGGACCATGGCGTGACTCTGGTGAATATGGAACTTACAGAAAAAATATTGGGTAGTAAGCAACTAGTCAATCGACAATAATCGGAGCATTCTAATGGCAAATAAACTTTGGAATTATAGAGAAACAAGTAATCTATGGGGAAGTTCAGTTGTCGATACCAACGGCGAAATCAATTTAAGAGATGAGATGCATGAATTACTTTTTGGATCTATTTCTAAACCTCAACGTGGACATTGGATTATATATAGACGATTCGATACAACCAAAAAGACTGAAAATTATGACGAAGTATATAGGACTGGCGTGGATGGTCACGCATATGAATACACTGACACTTTAATAATGTCTAGGAGAGATCCATCGTTTTCTCCTGAATCACACGAAGCATCAACACCTATGGGAATATTACAGGGCGGTAAGGATGCGTATTTCTTTGAGTTCGATGTAGAACCAAGACCAGAAGATCAGATATTAGAATTTACATGGGATAACCATACAGTTAAACCTAAATTGAATATTATAACTGACGGTGTATATGATAAATTTAATATAAAAGAAGTATTTCCATATAGATGCGATTCAGGTAGAATCGAATACTGGATATGCTTCGTTAATAAAGATAGGGTATCATACTAATGAACGAAGAAGAAAAGGTAGATCCAGCATTATTGAAGTTTGCATCTTTCGATATAACTAATAGCGAAAGACGTATACATCTTAAAGAGAAGGGATCTAACAGATTAAAAACACTAGGTATTATACAAAATATAAACCAGTTTGCTGTATGTATGTGGCAAGCTTTGCAAGTTCATAAACCTGAATTGGTATTTGAACCAGCTTATCCTACATACGTATTAGACAGAGCGGAACAAGATATCCGTAAAGAAATAACAGGTACATCAATTAAAGACATGCCAGATGAGCTAATAACATGGAATGTTATTAGACGTACACCTGGTACAGTATCTGGATCTGCATTAAAGTCTTCAGTTAATTCAGGAGGAGTAAGGGAAATTCGTCCAAGTATTAGGGAGGAATTAGTGTATGATCCATATATTTATAATATAGATCCAGTGCAACCTGATGCATTTAGTGGTCCAGGTGGTTATACCCCTGATCCAACTAAAGCTAGAGTAATGGGTCAACAAGTAGAAGGACAATTTTTTGATAATTTAGTACAGTTTGATATTTGGTCACGGAATAATAAGAGTGCCGAAGAATTAGCTGATTATTTAGAAGATTTTATGACTGAATACCGTGGAATGTTTATAGAGCTCGGAACTACTAAACTACATTTTCATAGTAGAATCAGGGATGAAATGATATTAAATTGGAAGAATGGTCTATCTAATAGATCGTTAATCTATTATGTGAGAACAGAAAAAGTAAATGCTACTCCTGTACGTGAGATCAAAATGATTCATGTAGATGCGAGCATAAAAAACATGTTGGAAGAAATTGATAGAAAAGATGTAGATCAATTTATAGAAGACGAAAATAAAAAAACAATAGAAAGATGGATCGAAAAAAATCGATCTAACTAACCATAGGAGGTAAAGAAATGGCAGTTTCAAATCTTCCTGGCGTAACTTCAAATATTAGGGATTACGGCTTACAAGTTACAAGTGAACCTACTCAGTATAATGATAGTATTCTAATTATAGGTACTTCATCTGATGGTCCTATGTATGAACCTATACCAGTTCTTAACAAAGAAAAGACTCTTGCAGTTTTCGGAGCTTTCGGACAAGGTACTCTCGTAAGAGGAGTCTTCGAGGCTCTTGATGGAACCACCGAAGGAACACCAGATATCCGTGCAATGAGAGTTGGTAACGGAGTGAAATCCTTGCTAGAAATAGAGGAAAGAGTTTCCTCTGATAATAGATGGGATGATGTAACTACAGGTCACACTTCACTTAAGCTTGAAGCTATTTATCCAGGTAGCATATATAACGCTATAGCTATATTCCAAGACGAGGAAAAGAATGTTAACATTTATAATCCAAAAACTGGGAATTATGTAAAGTTTAGCTATGATGCTACAAATCCAAATAACGCACAAGTTGACGCTAGAAATGTAAGAGAATTAGTAGATGCAATCAATGCTGATGCAGAAGCTAGTTCAATTGTCACGGCTTCTACAGAGCCAATAGAAACAAGTTTTGAAATATCAGTTAATGAAAGTGACTCTGGTATTGAGGTTACAAACGGAAAAACAATAGTCACTTTAAAGAATATTCTTTCAGGTTATACAGAAAGCACACCAGGTGTTGTACAACCTACAGGATATATATACGAAGCTGATACATCATCTACAGCAGGTAATTTGATTGATACAATGACTGAAGTATTTTCATTGTCTACATCAGACGCTACACTGTTAGATTTTAATGGAGCTAATAACGTTAAAACTGATTTAACTCCATTTGATGGTAAAGGTGACGATAGATTTAATACAATTCAGGCTCTTGATGATTATGACGGTGATGATAACTATATGTTATCACCTACTGGTTCTGTTGTATCAGAATATATGAATTATCTTGATAGAGAACTTATACTAAATGCTACTGTTGCTACATCTGGTGCGGGTTTTGTTTCACAATTAACAGTACCAGGTTTGTTTAACTGTCCTGATGATCATTTAGAACCTACTGTATCTGGAGTAGTTTATTCAGTAACAGATAGAGACAGTGATTCAGGTGCTACTACTTCATCCGATGAAACACCTAGCTTAGCATTAGCAGCAGCTCGTGCAAGTTCAGGAATATATATACCTGAAGGTTATGTAGATGCAGCTGTATCTGGCGTAGCAGCGTCCGTAACTGATTTCGTTAAAATAACGTCTTCTGGTATCGCTGATGGTTTCGTAGATGGAACATATCCGGGACAAATTATAGTAGAAATATCCGACACTGGTGGAGTATCTGATTCAGAATGGTCTCAGTTATTTTATCATCCAGTATCAGGTATCTATATTGATAGTTTTACTGTAGAAGATGGAACAGGTATAGTTAACCTAGCTATAGGTGCTAACGCATCTGGTTGTACTGAAGATAATAACCTTGTATCTAGAGGTCTGATTAAAGCAAATACTCCTGCTACAAGTGGTGATTATATCGTTCCTAATAAAGAACTTAGGATTTCATGTAATACAGTAAAAGGATTTATAACTGAAGCTCAGTCTCTTCCAGAGTTACAAGCTGCAGCTGATATCGATTGGACTACGTACTTTTTTAAAGGTAATGAAGTAAAATTCTCTGATAACCCACCTACTAGTATTATAGTTAATTATGGAATTAAAATTAACTATGAAATTGGTTCTGATGTACTTATTACTAATCCTAGAGACGGTGAACTTACGTTTGCTGGTTCTTTGCAACCTGGTCCTGCTGGGTTACCTATTGATGAAACAATAAGGTCAACTATTGGATTTAAGTATGATCATCTACCTCAGTTTCCTGCTATCGCAACTACAGCTCTGTCTTTAGATGGCGGTACTAATGGAACTAATTTAGATAACGGTGTGTTATATGATGAGTTACAGAAAGCGTATGACGATCTTGAAAACTATGAAGTACAGATAGTAGTTCCTATGGGTGCTAACGTTGATTCAATTAAACCAAGTTATAACTCTATAACTGGTCTTCCTGAAGATGTTAACGCTCAATTCCAGGTCCAACTAGATGAATTTCTAGCAGGTATATCTACTAATGTCAATGAAGCTATTGGTATTATAGGTGTAGAAAGTCCAGATACCACTAATATAGCGGATATAAATACATGGGCTAAAAGACTAACTGAAGTTGATTTATCAGATCCTACAAGAGGTGCAAATATTATGCCTTTACTTGATAGTAAATATCTTAGTGTTGCAGCTTTTGAACCTGTATTTGATAATCTTGGTGGAACACCTTACACTGCTAATGGTCAGGCAGCATATGCTGGTATGATAGCTAGTTTGATGCCTCATTATTCACCAACAAATAAATCACTAGGTGCTTCAAGAAACGTTAGATTTAAACTATCAAATCAGCAACTATCAAACATGACAGATACACGTTTAGTGTCTATGCGTACAAAACCAGGTAGAGATCCTGTAATTACTGAAGCTATCACAGCTGCAGCAACTGGATCAGATTTCACTAACCTAACTACTGTACGTATCACTTTCGCTGCCATGGATGTAGTAAGAGAAGTATGTGATCCTTTTATCGGTCAGCCAAATACGCAGTCTAAACGGAATGCTATGGAAGCTGCTATAACTAAGGGTTTACAGGGTATGGTTGAAGTAGGTGCACTAAGAAAATATAGTTTTACTATAGGTTCTACACCTAATCAGCAAGTACTTGGTATCATAGATATCGATCTAATCTTAGTTCCTGTATTTGAAATAAAAACTGTACGTACAACTGTACGTTTAAGAACAGAAATACCACAAGGATAAGGGGGTAAGTAATGGCACGAAAACTAAATAGTGAACACATCACTCAGACCTATACTTCTATGTCTGGTTGTGATATTGAGGCTTTTATCGAAAGTACCCTTATCGGAAATATTCAAGGTATTTCCTTTAGTGTAACGAGAGAAAAGGCCCCAATTTATGTTATGGGTTCTGTTGATCCCGTATCATTCTCTAGAGGTAAACGTGGTATCGCGGGTTCGTTGATATTCACAAACTTCGATAGAGAAGCATTATATGATGTTAAAAATAACAAGACATTAAATCTTCAGTATAAAAAGAAACCACATGATATAGCAGCAGGTGGAAGATCCTATGATTTATTCAATGGGAATAATCCTAATGCTCCTTTGGAAGGTGTATCAGCGGACGCTAACTATAGTGACCAGATACCTCCTTTCTCAATCGTACTTACTGGTAACAATGAGCACGGTGCATCTATGTGGATGACTCTTCTTGGAGTTGAACTTCTTAATGAAGGTGCAGGTCTTTCAATTGATGATATCGTTAATGAGACACAGATGACTTTTGTTGCTAAGTCTATTGTACCATGGCAACCAAAGACAAACGGTAGCTGGAAACAGATTACCGAAGAAGCAGTTAATAAGTTTAATCAAACTGCTGCTGGAAGGTCTATAACTAATTTTAGCTTAGCTGAATAATTAAGATATAGAAATAAAACGGTGGGGATGTAAAACTCCCCACCATTTTACTAACTAAAGGGGTATCATGGCAGAAGATTTACAACAAACTCAAATTAATTACTCACAACTAATATTAGATTATTTCGCTGGTGTCATAGCTAGAGCAAATGAACGAAATAAACAATACGCTAAGGCAAGTGCAACAGTTGAAGATACTAATACCGTTATATTAGATGAACCACTTCCTTCTGAAAATTATACAACATTAAGTGAGTATATTGCTCCAAGATTAAATTCATTCATTTCGTCTTTATGGCAAACTGCATCAGATGCTGCATCAGAACCCATTCCATTCAATTCAGAAGGAACATTATCTGATTATACATCATTTGGAGTCGAACAAGATGATCCAACTGGACCAACTAGTTCGTTAAGTGATGTTGTAGCTCCTTATGTAAAATTAGGTATATCAGCCGCTTCTAGTGTACGTGATTTTGCAAAAGAAGCTACAAATACATATGCAATCCAAGCTCAAAAATTACCAAGTATTTTTTATGAAGGATTTATAACTAATCCTGTATCTGTGGGTTCATCTATATATAATTCTATCGCTAATCGCAATTTGTTAAATAATATTGATGGAGTAACTGGTGCTAATACAGCAGCGACTCCAGTAAGTAACTATGATGTAGATCCATATATTGGAACTCATTTAAGTTTGGTAGATAATACTGCGTTTAACGCATATGCAGATAATTTATTTATTAACACAGAATTAAATACATTTAACAATGTATTTAACGATGATTTAGCAGGGTTTACATCTTTCGGAGTTGAAAATGATGCCGAGTTAGATTTTACTACTATTAATAATATTAAAAGTTTCATAAAGAAAGGTATTAACGAGCCATTTCCATTTACTAATGGGTTAGCAGGATACACATCTTTTGGAGTTGAAAATGACACTGAGTTAGATTTTACTAATATTAATAATATTAAAAGTTTCATAAAAAAAGGTATTAACGAACCATTTCCATTTGATAATGGATTATCAGAATACACATCTTATGGAGTTGAACAAGATGATAAACCTATCGTTGAATCATCAGATGAAATCGATGGAGTTACAGAAGCTGATATTAAAATTAATAGATCCGGCATAGAATATGTATCTGACTTAAGTGATTCAACTGCATATGTAAATGATATAGCATCAAAAAAAGCCGCATTGACACCTATTAATAATAGTGACTATACTAACTTACCAAGTTATTTAGTTGTCAATAACAAGAAAGATAATATAAGTGTTATACAAGAAAAAATTGACGATGCATTTACATCTGCTATAAATAAACATAATGCAAAATTTAAAACTCAAACAGATATAAATTTAAATGGATATGCATCTATTTATATTCCAACTGGTAAAATTAGTCAAATAAATGGAGAAGGTGGCACATCAGAAGCTACACCAGAATCTGAAATATCAGTTAATGAAAGTGAAGAGGTAATTGAAAATGTTACTAAAAAAGCAGTTAAACGTAAAGTACCAGTTAAACCACCTGAAAGTCCTGCTACAAGTGACGCAGTTGTTGAAACAGCTGTCAAAACTAGCAAACCTAGTTCTAGTACTAGTTCTAAACAAGCTAAAAAAGAACAAAATACAGCAGCAGTAAATGATAAAGCAGAAGATAATGCATCGCAGTTATTCGTAACTAATGATTTCGATGCAGCTAAAAGTGTTGAAATAAGTCAACTATATGATGAAGCGTTAACTGAAGTAAGACAAAATGAAACACCGGAGCAACGTAAAGCTAGACTATTGCAAGAATCTAAAGACCGTAGTGACGCTAGAAGAAGGAAAGCATTAACCAGAAGATTACTATATGGATATAACCCAGGAGAATGGAGTTTATTCGATGAAAATAAAAGACAAGCTATACGTATATGGGCATATAGACATGGCGTAAAAATTATAAACGATAGACTTAAAGACGTTGAGTTATTCGATGCAACAACACAGGGCACTGAATACGCGTTAAGAGATGAATTAGATGATCTATATAGAAATTTAGTAAGTGATCCATCACATGATAATAAACAATCGTTTGACTCTAAGTTAGGTTTATATTCACATAAAGATTTAGCTAGTTATACTGATAATAATGATGCTGAAAATGAAGCCACTAAACAAGCAACTGATAGATTCAACGCTGCTAATCCTTATAGAAATCACGTATATGCACCTACTAACTTCCAGAACAATTCATACTCAGGATGTGATATAACACCATCTATAACTATAGGTGCTAAGACTCTCGTATTGGGCAATATACAGGCGTTTAGTTATTCAGTGCATCGTGATGTCACTCCAGTCAGAACGTTGGGCAGAGCCTATCCTAAGACGTTTGTATCGGCTACTAGATCTATTGCTGGATCTTTAGTGTTTAATGTATTTGATACGCACGTTTTAGCTGAAGTAAAAGATGCTATATTAACTGAGGTCGAGGCGAATGGCACTCAATCATCTCCTCTAACTGATCAGATACCTCCATTTGATGTAACAGTAATGTACTCAAATGAGTATGGTGCAGCATCTTATATGAGAATATATGGTGTTCAAATAGTGGATGAAGGTCAGACTCATAGTATTAACGATATATACACAGAGAATGTTATGCAATGGGTAGCTAGGGATATTGACTTAATGACTAGTGTTGACTCTGAATGGACACCACAGAAACTAGCTAATAGTGCTGGATTTATATCTACTCCAGGTGCTAATCTTCATGCTATGGTTAACCAACTAGAGAAGAAAGCGTTCTTGATACAGAGAGAATTAGGCGGTGCTAACGCTCCTGGAAAAACCACTAGGTTTGACGATCTAGCTAATCCTATAGGTGATGAAACAGTAGCTAAAAAAGTAAATGATCTTAAGAAAACATACGAAGAGGCTGAAGAAGATGGATTATTTGCTGATACAGCTGAAATGATAAATGCTGGATATGGACCTAGTTATAAGACTAACTTAGCTAGGAGTATCGTTAACCAGACACAGAAACATGGTGACTTAGTTATTGAATTAGCTTCAATTAGGAAAAAGATAGCTGAATTAAAGGATAATGCTAAACATTACGTTAGATATGAATCTGATGCTATAAATTCATCGTCAAATAACATAGCTAGAAGTAGATATAGTCAACATAATGGACCTTATTCAATGATGAGGAGTATAAAAGATACACAGAAGGTGTAAGTATATAACACACAACAACTTAGACATTAATACATAGAAAGCACCTTATTTATAGGGTGCTTTTTTTATTGAATATTATACATAAAAAAGGTATAATATATAGTATACACAAGGAGTTAAAATGGCAGATCAATTACCAGTCACGGATAGAACCAATTTTTCCACATATCATCAAGATTACTTTACAGGATCACAGGTTAAAGTATACTTTGGTGGTATATGGGTAGACGATATAGCTACAATTCAATATCAAACATCACAATCAAAAGCCCCCTTATTTGGATATAATGACCATCAGTTTAGAACGGTCATAAAGGGTCAGTTAATGGTCAATGGGGCGTTCACAATCGCCTTTAAAGAAACCGGGTATCTCAATATCATTATGTCACTTATAAAACAAGATAACTCAGGTTTAACTAGTGTACTTAATAAAGGTAAAAAAGATAAAATAGATACATTTATGAAGTATATCCAAAGAGGACTTACACCTGAACAAGCATTAGATGAAGCAGCTAAGTTAGGTGAAAGTAAGCAATTCGATGCAACAATGGAGAAGAATGACTTTGAAGATATAGCTGAAGTTATGGAAGATAGATTATGGGGTAAGAAGACTGACGGGAAATTCAGTTCATCTAGTAAGATAGCTAGATCTGACGAATTAGATTATTATGAATATACTGGTGGGTTGTCAGGTCAAAAAAAGGATATAGATAGAGATGGATTTGATATATTACTGACGTTTGGAAACTATGCAGCTGGATATGAAGATGCTGAAACCACTATCGTAACAATTAATGACGTACATATATTAGGTGAAAGTATGGTTATATCACCTGCTGGTGAACCGATAGGTCTAACTTATAACTTCTTTGCTAGAGGTATTAACGAAAGAGTAGGTAACGCTGTTCCTGCTTCTGTTTCACAACATGTTAGTAAAAATGGTGAGAAATCAGATACGGAGAAAAAAGGAGATGAAAAAGGAAAGCATAAACTTGATGGACCTTCAAATCTAGCGTTACAGGTAGACGGCAAAAGTCAACAACAAGGTTT